CAAAATCGTTGACAAGATCGTCCCCGGCTTCTGGCGAGTCAATCCTTTTGACGCTTACCCTTCGCCGAACTCTCTTGAACCGAATGACGGGCCTTTTATCGAACTCGAACATTATGACCCGTTTGACCTTTCAAAATTAATTGGTCAAAATGGATATGATGATGATGCGCTGCATGAAATTCTTCAGCGTTTCCCGAAAGGTCATCATGAAGTCACCGTGATAGATCAGGAACGCCAATGGCTTGAAAATGAGGATGTGAGCAGCGCACAACTCGACGCCTACGGCGGGAAAATTGATTGCATCAACTTTTGGGGAGATGTTCAAGGTAAGATTCTTCGGGCGTGGGGGATGAGCGAGAAAAAAGTTCCTGATGAAGATATGTATTATCCCATTAACGCCAAAATGGTTGATAACGTTGTCTTCCAGGCTCGTTTGAATCCCGATCCGCTTGAACGCAATCCTTATGATTCAGCGTCCTTTGAAAAAAACAATGACAGCATGTGGGGGCGGTCTCCTGCGGAGTTGATGAAGAGTATCGACAACCGATTGAGCGCAACCGTCAGAAACATGATGTACAACATCGCCACTTCTTCCGGGCCGGTTTATGAGATTGACGAGACTCGGCTGGCTCCCGGTGACGATGGAGATGTCTACCCCGGCAAAAAGCTCATGACCACAAACAAGCGGATGATGGAAGGTCCGGCAATGAGGATGTACCAAGCCGACCTCCATGCCGGGGAGTTATTGAACGTCATCGACAGGCTTACCAAGGAAGCCGATGATACAATAGTTCCAGCCTTTGCCAATAATGCCGCCGGTAAAGAACGGACGACTGGGGGGCTTAACATCCGGATGACCGCCGCTGGCCGGAATATGAACATGGCTATCGGTAATTTTGATAGCGGGATCCTCCAAAAGAAAATCAAAAAATTATTCGACTGGAACATGCTGAATGTCGATGATCCGTCTATTAAGGCGTCAACTCGCGTTGTTGCCAGGTCAACCAAGTCTCAGTCGGCGCGTGAACAACTTGCTCAGCGGCAAATGGAGTTTATTGATAGAATTTCTCGTAACGAATTGATGGCAGAAACAGCAGGAAAGAAAGGCATAGCCTATGGCATGGGCGAAGCGGCTAAAGGATTAGGATGGAATGTCAAGCAACTTTTACCTAATCTCGAAGCTATTGAAAAATCACCAAATCCGCCAATAGGCGGGACTCCTCCGGGTGAACAACCTCCGGCGGAACAAGGCAAAACTCTCGACGCTTCAGGTCATCCAGCAGGCGGAGAACAACAGAAGGCTATATGATACGACCTGATAAAAGTTTAAATTTTGCGTTGGCAAGGGCTATTGAGAATGAAGAACTCATAAAGTGGCTCAATGATTCGCTCGAGGACCAACTCCGGACGAATGTAATATTATCAGGAGAAGAGGGGGTGAGAGGACAAGGCAAGGCTCAGCTGCTCATGGAAATTATTGAATTTATAGAAGCGGCACCCGAAGTATTGAAGCAAAGAGAACAAAGGGATAGCGGCATCGCACCCATAAAGAGGACAGCTTTATAAGCACCTCAAAACTAAACATGGGAGAGTCTTTAAGACACCCAGGAGGTAACAAATGGCACTCGGAACAGACAGAGATTCAATCAGGAAAGAGGCAGAAGAAGCTGAAGCGGAACTCGAAAAAATCCGGTTGGAAAATGAGCAAAAGGAAGCAGAAAGGTTAGCAAAGGAGAAAGAACCTCTTACGGCAACCAGTATTGAGGACATCTTTTCTTCCAGTGTCGAAACCACTGCTCCTGCAAGCGGCATTGATGTTGGGGACCAAGGAAAAACTGAAACCCCTGCGGCTACTGGCGACGCGGCATTGCTCGCTGAAAATGCACAACTCAAAACCGATCTGCAAAAACTTCAAGCGAGATTTGAGTCCACCTTTGGCAATTTCAACAAGACCGGCATGGCCGAACTTCAAAAGCAACTTGACGAAGTAAAAGCCGAACTTGCAGAAGCGAAAAAGAAACCGGCGGCTCCGGTCCTCCCTGCGATCCCCGAAATCGACCATGCAAAATTGGTGGATGATTACGGTGAGGGGGGCGCGAAGTTATACGAACTCAATCTGTCTCTTCAGCAAAAAATTGATTCTCTTGAATCGACCCTGAACGATGTAACTGGACAAGTGAAAGCTACCAGCGAAAAAGCAGGGCATTTGGAAGCAGGTCAAACAGCGATAGCGACACGAAGCTACTATGCGGCTCTCGATAGTCTCTGCCCTGAATGGCGCAAAATCAACGGCGACGACAAAACGCCTCAAGACCCGAAATATACCGCGTTCTTGGATAAGCCTATCCCTGGAACTGACATGACCTACGACGATGCGATAAAGGCTTACCATGAAAGAGGCAATGCCGTCAAAGTTGCGGAAATATTCAATCTTTTCAAGGCATCTGAAGGTGCGGCTCCGGCGGCATCCGATGGCGGGAAAGATGAACTGATACCCGAACCGGGCAAAACTGGCGGGGGAAGCCCTCCGCCCAAACCAAAAACCGAAAAGCGGACCTATACCAGAGCGGAAATAGACCGATTTGACGCATTGAAGAAAGCCGGGAAACTTAAAGCAACGCCTGCTCAAATTGATGCTGTCGAAAACGATATACAAGACGCAATTTTGGAAGGAAGGGTCCGTGGATAAAGGAGCCTTACGATGAAAAACTCTATTAACTCGAAATGGGGAGTATTCGCCCTAGTTATTTTATGTGCGATTATCGCGCATTTTACAGGCCACAACGCCTTTGCCATGTTTGGCTTTGCTGGTTTGATTGCAGGTGTCCCTGGGGCTGTGGATTATACTCAGCAAACCGGCGATGGGCGTATACCTGAACTTTTTTCCCGAATTTATCGGGATAAATTTTACGATGCAGTGTGCGCCGCAAATGTCACTATCTAACTGTTGGTGAAGATAAATTGGTTCTAAATAACTGGGAGCGAAAGTAACCAGAGGGAAGAGCAAAAACCAAGGAGCAGACAGTAAATGTCAAGGCTTGGCGATAAATACATAGCAGGTTTTTTAGATTCAGATGGGTGTATTACAATGGAGTGGAAAGAAATCAAAAGAAATTTCGAATCTCCTTTAAGAAAAGCCCATGTTGTCTTAAAATTTGCTCAGTTGGAAGAAAAGGATGAAGTGTTATATCGAATCCAAGAAGTTGTCGGCGGTAGGATTAGTACCCGGTTTATGAATGGCAAGTGTTATTGCACACATTTGATACTATCGGGGAAAGATGCTGAAATGACTTTAAGCAGGATTCAGAAGCACCTAGTAGTAAAAAGACATATTGCTGGAATAGCTTTAGAGATGAATGGAAAAGTTATGGATAGAAAAGAAGGGACGGAGTATTTCAAAATGCACCGTAAAATCAAATCTTATCCGTTACCAAATTTCCCTACACGCCAATGGCTTGCGGGATATTTCGATGGAGATGGGTGTTTTTCAGTTCGTCTTCCGAAAGACCGTAATGCTGTACAATTTGCGGCGGAAATATCCGCTTCTGATTATGATTCAGAAGGCGTTGAACTTATCTCTAAAGTTTTTGGTGGTTCAATTAATCAACTTTGTGCGACAAAAAAGAATGTTGTGCATTTTGTGTTGACTTTGCCACCATCTAAAGCCAAGCAATTTGTTGGGTACTTCAATAAGCATCTGATTGTTAAAAAAGAACAGTCAGATTTCATCCTTGGTTGCGCCGATATGGGACATTACCGCGACGGTATCAGCATAAAATCGGCAATGAAGCAACTGAAAGCTCACCCGCACAGACTAAATGAACCAAGGCCAAATGCTTCAGTGTTTCTGAAAGATGTACGTGAAATGTCTGGGAAAGAATTATACAAACCCAGAACAGCGTGCATGATCTGATGGACATATTTGACCAAGCGATAGTCGGACAAAGTGTATGAGATTATTAATCATATTACTGCTTTGTATGAACACCAAATATACCGGCGAGTTGAAAGGTCTCGGCAACCAAGTTACCATCAACACCATCCCGACCGTCAAGATTTATCCTCTTGTCAGGGGCCAGAAACGCCAGTGGCAGGAACTTACCAGTTCGCCGGTAATCATGACCGTCAACCGTGGGACCGTCTTCGACTGCCTGATTCTCGATGCGGACAAAGCGCAAATGTGGGATAAGGACTTCCTCGGTACTCTCTCCAAGGATGCCCGTCAGCAGAATGCGATTTATGTTGACACCCTTTTCCTCTCCACCAACTATGCCTATGCCTCTTCTTCCAATACCGGAACGGCTGCTGGCAAGAAGTCCGGTTCGACCGCAACTGTCGCTGGCCCTGGCTACAACATGGGCGTCAGCGGTACTCCTCGCGGTATCAATAAGGTCAACGCCGTCGATGCAATCCGTGATTGCCAGTCCGTAGGCGACGAGCAAAGCTGGCCGACTGATGATCGGTGGATGATTATTCCGACCTGGTACGAAAACGTCCTAGATATGTCGGATTACAAAGACGAGTCGATGACCGGGATGACCTCGACCTGGGCCGGTGGCAGAATCGGCACATGCGCCAAGTTCAAGTTGTATTCCACGAACCTTTATACCCCGATTGCCGATGGTTCCGGCAAGACCGCATATCCGGTTATCTTCGGCCACATTTCGGCGATCAGTTTCGTGCAGCAACTCGCCAATGTGAAATACTTCCCTGAACTTCAGGAAGTCAACGGCGCCGGTCTTTGCGGCGAGAACATCTTCGACTGGGATGTGACCTACCCCGATGCTCTCGGCGTCCTGTACTGCTACCAGAATCGGTAATAGAAACGAAAAACGAATGGAGGCAATAACATGAAGAACATAAAAGAATTTCTGAAGAGGATTTATCTCTTCCCGCTCAACACCCTTATGGGTGTTACCACAACTGCCGTTGTCGGTACTGCCGCAACTCCTTATCGTGGCATGGGTAAGGTCTTCGTGACCGAGCCGAATACCGTTTCCGTACCGAAAACCGGCATCACCAACGATATTGTCCAGGCCGTACCCTGCCTTGCTGGTTGGCTCGTTGAAGGCGTGGTAGTCCAAATGCTTACCAGAGGCACCGCAACAACCTGCACCCTTTGCATCGGTATTACCGGTGGGACTACCAACGGTTTTGTGACCAACTTCGACGGCACCGCCGCTGGCCCCTTCCTGTCGCCTTTGGCGAATACCTATCCGGCTGCTGGCGGGTATCTTTTCGCCTCGACTGGGACCATCGATGTGTTGCTCCAAACGATCAGTGTTATGACCGTCGGCCCGATAATGAGCATCCAGGCTTATGGCATCGATCTCAACCAGCCGTAATATTCCCTGCGGCTAATGGCCGGGAAAATACGGCATAGACAAGGAGAGTATTATGAGAAATACTGGGAATTTCACAGAGTTGATTGTTGAAGGGACTCTGAACGCCGACGGTGTGACCGTCTGGGAAAGAGATATAAATCTGGACGTTACATTATGCACTGGGTCAGGTGCGCCTCCTTCTGGGAAATCCTTTTATCAAATGGGGTGCATCTATGTCAGGCAATCCAATGGGGCATGGTATTACAATACCGGGTCCACTTCAAGCTGCACCTTCACGCTTGTAGGGACGGTCGCCGGTAACAGCATTACCACTGCCATGCTTCAGGCGAATGCCGTAACGAGTGGGAAAATTGACACCAACGTAATCCAGACTGACAAAATTACCATCTCGGCAACCGATATTGTCTCCGGCACAACCATGAAACAACTTGTGGCTGCTCCGGCAAGTGGTAGTTACCTCCAACTTTTAAGCTGCACAATCGCCTATACCTTCGGGACAGCGGCTTATACCGGCGGCGGCAACGTGACTATCGCTTTGGGAACGACCGCAATTACCGGGCTTATTTCTGCGGCCAACAGTTTCGGCAAGGGGTCAAGCGCCGTCATCCAGTTCGTACCTTTGGCAACGGCGGCCATTGACATTTCGGCGTTGACAGCGACAGCCCTCAACATCAACGTAGCTTCAACGGCTTTCACACAACCAGGTACTGCGGCAGGTACGGCGGTAGCTTACGTCACCTACCAGATTCACACCACTACCTAAGTTTGACTTTTGAAGGATAGGCCGGAACTGTTTATTCCGGCCTTGACTTGAACAGCCAAGCAAGATAAGGAGGTTACATCATGCGTTACAAAATGGTAGGAGAGCCATATATATTCACCTATGCCGGTACTGAATCGGGTTCGACCCTCACGGTTTCCGTACCATCGGCAAACAACGGGTGGGTGAAATTGATTGCCGTAAAAACACCGAACTTCACAAATGCTCCGACGGCGATTATCAAAATCAATGATGTCCCGAATGGGCTTACGCCCTTCACTTCTGCCGCTTGCGCGAATAACGCGACAACTTCGATAGGGGATGCCCTCACTTCGGCGGAACTCGGTTCTGTCCCTCTCGGTGAATATCCCTGGACAATAAGTTGCACCCTTTCAGGCACTCCGGGGTCTGCTGGTAATGTCTTGGTAGTCTGCTATTTCAGTATGTAAGGAGGAATGGAATAATGGCAAAATATCGTTATCTGCAAAGAGTGGTCAAGGATGGTGGACCGGAAGACACCCGTATTTGGATGTGGACTTCCGAACTGGCGAAAGACCCAAATTTCAGGGAAGTATTCCCCGATCAGCCAGGGAAAAAGCCTGCGCCGCCTGCGGAGAATAAACTTGTGTGGGCGAAGCATACCGGGTTCGGAAAGTTCGATATTATCAAAACGATTCCCGCTGAAGCAGGGGTAGAGGGTTCCGAACCTGTTGACGAAATCATTGAGCATATTGAAGGCAAAGAGGCTGCTATGGCCCGCGTTGCCGAACTCAACGGGGATACTCCCGCCGACGAGCCTGAATTGGAGGATTAATGAAGCCTTCGGAACTGCTACATAGAGTCAGGAAAAGGCTTTTTGATGAAGTGGGGTCAAGACATACTCAATATTGGAGTGATTACGAGTTGCTTGTTGACTACGGTAATGTCGCGCTTGATAAATTCTTTCTCGGCGTTCGTAAATTGATAATTGATTCCAACACTCTAGTTGACCTTGCTGGTCTGCCTCTATGTAGTGTTTCTCTCAGCGCCGGTAAATCAGTCTATCCGATGTCTCCAAAGATCATCGAAATTGATGCCGCTCAGATCACGGTGATAACCGATCCAGTTAACCAAGTAACTTTGGTTAAGCCTATGGCGGTAATGACTGTTGGTGAAATGGACCAGAGATACAGGCTTTGGCGAAGCATCCAGGCCGGAGATCCGCGTGTTATCATAACCGACATGAATAGCGACAGTTTAACCGTATGGCCGACGCCAGAATTGACCGATACCACTCCGGCATTACTGTTGACGCCCACTATATCGTTGACGGTAAGGCGGTTTATGTTGCAACGGTTTGATATGGTTAAAGTCGGCAGTGAATATGTGCCGGACGATAACGTGGCGCTCACTTTCAGGGAAGAGTATCACGAAAATCTGATTCCTGGCATCTTGGCGGAAGCGTACATGAAAGATGACGGGGAGACAAAACGCCTTGACCTGGCTGCGGCTAATGAAAAGAAATTTGAGGCGAAGATTGAAAGTGCAAAAGAGGATTTGACGCATCGAATGCAGGTCAACCGTGGGGTAAAATCAAGATTGGCGTTCAGGTAATGGATGTTCAACTCGAAATAACCGGTTTCGCCGGGATGAACAATTTTGAAGACGCAAAACGCCTGAAAGGGCCGACTGTTTCTTCCAAATCCATGACTGCCGAATGTGCTTCCATCATCAATGCCGATATTGACGACACTATGGCGGCGATTCTCCGGCAGGGGGTGACGCTGCAACATGCGACTACCACGGCTCATAGTCTCGACCCGTCCGGAAGCGGTTATTATGTTGACGGCACTTTCAATATCATCAACCCGGATTATTCCATAACTCCGCTTTATTATTTGCAAAATTCAGTCAACAAGATGTCTTACACCAAAGTCAATTATTTGACGGTATGCTCGAATGGCGTTGACCTTTTCATGGCGCAAGGCCCGGCGATAATGCAATTTACCACGCCGACTGCATTGAACAAGGGGCCGATTAAACCGGCAACCATAGTAAGGCACTATCAGCGGCGACTTTGGTACGCAATCGGGCCGATGCTTTTCTATTCCGACCCTGACAATATCGAACAACGGGATACCAGAGAAAAACCCTTCGTATTCAAAGCGCCTATTGACATGATTCTCCCCCTTGACAACGGGATATATGTTGGTGCCGACAAGATTTACTGGCTGGCCGGGAGAGAACCGCGTCAAATGAGTATCCCCGGTGTTGCTTATGATATGCCCGCCGTTGCCGGTACAGATAGAGTATTCGATGGTTCATTAATCAAGACCGGCGGGAAGTGGGGAGCGTTTGTGGCGACTGACGGCGTATGCCTTTGTTCCGATGGCGGACAGATTACGAATGTCACAAGAAGAAATTTACTTTTCAGCAATGGGAAGTACGGTTCGGCGCTCATAAAAAAAGATGCAGGGGTTAACGGTAACATAAATCAATACATAGCCTGGGTTTAAAAGGAGACAGCCATGCAACAGAGTGACGGATTTTCACAAGCGATAAGCGGATTGACCTCGTACTATCAGAATCTCCAAGGGGGTGTTTTGGATTTATGGTCAGGGACTATCCCGGCAACGGCGAACTTGGCGCAAACCGGAACTTTGCTGGCGACCCTCACCAACAATGGCGGGGCGATGACCTTTGAGACTCAAGCACAATGGTCGATTACCCTTTCAGGGACGACAAGTGGCTCGGTAAATACGATCACTTTGGGGAATATTCCTATTCTTCCCTCGGCGGTCAATTATGCAACGAGTTTTACCAATACTGCCGCCCTTGTCGCCGCCGCGATAAACGCCGCTCAAAATACTCTCGGTATAACAGCGGTTCCATCTGGCGCGATCATCTACCTTTATGCGCCTCATGGGTCAGGGACTTCTCTGAACTCCGTAATCTGCGCGGCTACCGCTACGACTTTGACTGCGACCGTTGCAAGCGCCGGAAGCCCTTCGACGGCAGGTGTGGCGGCGGTCAACGCCTTGACATGGGCTTTCCCGGTTGTGAGTGCCGGGGTAGGCGCGTTAATCAACGGGACGGGAACGTGGTCAACTACTTCGGCCATAGCAACCGGGACGATAGGTTATGGAGTGTTAAGACTGGATTCCGCCGACAACTGGGGCGCGAACAGCACTTATCGCCGGATACTTTTGACTGCCGGGACTTCAGGGACGGATATAATCACTTCGCTCTTGAATACCACTCAGGGGTCTCCACTCAGCGCAAATATTGAGCAACTTTACGTTTATAATTAAGACAAGTTATGAACATACTTACAGGCACAAACCCACGCGGATTCTCGGCAATCATACCCTCTACGATTCTTGAAACGGGAACAAACCCGCGTGGTTTTTCTGCTAATTTAAAAGTTGGCACTCTGATTAAGATTAAAACCGGGACGAATGCAAGAGGTTTTTCCGCTCAATTGTATCCCGGCATCGGTTTTACTTTTAAGACAGGGACAAACCCCCGTAAATTCAGCATGAAGCTGAATGGGGGGTTCCTGATTAAGACAGGAACAAACGCCCGTTCTTTTTCGATGGTGTTGGCCGGGGTTCCTGAACTGGCTTTGAAGACAGGGACAAACCCGCGTAAGGTCCAAATCTTGATGGCCTTGCCGCAAAATGAGGCATCCACCGTATTGGTGTTGAACCTTATGAACAAGTTGCCAAGTTTCTATGAAAATTACAATTTCAATTCAGCATGTCCATTTAATAATGGGTATCTGGCAATAGGTCCGGCGGGGATATACACCCTTACCGGCGATAGTGACAGCGGAGCGCCAATCAATGCTTCAATCCTCACGGGAGACTCGAATTACGGTACTGACAGGATAAAAACAGACCCCGAAATATTCCTCAACTATTCAGGTGGGGAAATGCAGGTATCGGTTTATGTCGATGAAAGTGACCAGATCGGGCCATTCCAGGTCCCTCAACCTGAAGGTAACAGGACACAGACCAGAAGGGCGAGATTGCCAAAAGGTTTAAGGGGTAGCAGGCTTCAATATCTTATCGAAAACGTCAACGGAGATTCATTCAACTTACAAAGTGCCGATTTAGGCATGAATGTTTCGCAAAGGAGAATACACTAATGTCAACATCTCAGGTTTTTAACAACGCCGGTATAGCTCAAATGATGCAGGCATATTTCAACGATTCGTTTGCCGCGAATAAAAACCTGACGTTGAAATTGTTTTGTAATAATGTGACCCCTTCAGACACAGACACGACTTCGACCTATACCGAAGCATCCGGTGGCGGGTATGCGGCGGTTACCTTACTCAATGGCTCATGGGTAGTTTCGCAAGTCGGTGGCATTGAACAATCTGCTTATGCTTTGCAGACATTCACTTTCACCGGGCCGTTGACAACAAACCCGACAATCTATGGCTATTATATCATAGATAATGCCGTAAGTCCGAATGTGATCACTGCGCAACTACTCAATGCTCCTTCCACTCCGGTCAACAATGGTGATATTTTGAAAGTGACGCCACTTATCCAAGGGAGTCACGGTACGCCCACTTCATAAGGATAAGAAATGCTTGGGTTTTATCCAATATCTGCCGATGCCATTTCCGGGGAGGGAATAACCCTCCAAACGGTTTCTATAGTTGGCTCCGGTGGCTTTGTCATCGGTGGGGCTTCTCCGGTCATCCAATCTATCAATATGGTAGGTTCTGGCGGCTTTGTCATTGGCGGATCCTCTCCATCCACCCAATCCGTGAATATGGCAGGGGTGGGGGGTTTTGTTATTGGTGGCTCGGGGGGGCTGCCAGTCAATGTTTTTGTGATAGGTTCTGGCGGCTTTGTCATCGGCGGTTCGGCGATTCTTTCTCCACCACCTATTCCGGAGATGGTTCTTGCCTGCTCAATTGGTTCATCGAATATCATCGCTTTTATACAATATCCATCGGTTAATGTTTCGGTAAAAGTCGCGTCAATACAGGCTGTAGTAACTTCCTCGGATATGGAATGTGACGTAGAAGATGGAGCGATAATCTTACAACTGGCTGCATAGGGGTTCAAATGGAAACTGTCAATCAAGAATCAAGTGCCGTTGCAACCCTGTCATTTACTGATGTGAATGGAGCGGTAATCCCGGCGTCCAACATCAATACTCTTCTTTATCAAATCTCGGATGAGAAATCAGGTAATGTCCTTCTTCCATGGGTATCGGTTGTTCCGAACGCCAACCCTTATACTGTCAGTATTTCGTCGTCGGTCCAACAAATAGTTGATCCTTGCGAAGAGTACGAAATCAGGATAATCGCCGCCATAGTTACTTACAATTCAAACACTCAGAAAGCGACAGGGACTTTTAAATACCGGGTAAAGAATCTCTGGCGTGTCTTTCAGGATGTTGAAATAGACGGTTCCGGTGGCTTTGTCATCGGTGGCTCGGCGGGGAGTATCTAATGGCTTTGACTTTAACGAACGCCGACAACGTAAAAGAAACTGCATCGTGTTCAGGAACGAGCAACCCTTACACCCTTCTTGGTGCTGAATCCCAGTTCCAGGCGATTAGCGCAGTGGTGGCTGATGCAGGGACGACTCCTTATGCCGCCAAAGGCCGCACAACTGGCGCATGGGAGATTGGAATAGGCACATATGCTTCTTCTGGCGACACCCTGGCGCGTACTACGGTTAAGAATAGTTCCACCGGATCGGCAATCAACTGGACGGCGGAAGTCATAGATATTTTTATTGACTTCCCGGCCTTTCTCGCCGCTGTTGTGGGAGTGAATTATCCTTTCAGCGCGGGCGATGTAATCTATACCGATGCCAATGGAAACTTTATAGGAAGTTCGACAGTCAGTATAAGCGGCAATACAATGACCGCCAGCAACATTTCAGCTTCAGGCAATGTCGGAGTCCAGATATTCCTTTTTGCAGGCACAGCTGGTACGAATGAGGCCAGCGGTGTTTATTACATTGGTGCAACTGAAGAAAATCCAATCCTTTCAGCGTCTATCATAGACGGTACAACTTCTAACCCTGCCAGCCCGAATCTCTGGTTACATAAACATTCAGCAAATACTCCATGCACTTTAGTAGGATCACGTTCTCTTTCCAATGCAACAACACATACACCCCTTACAAATGGCTCGCGTATATTTGTTATTGAGGCTTTGGGTTCTACCCAAACGGGAACAAATAGTTATGAATATCAGCCTTTTGGGTATATTGCTTTCAATGCAAGTGGTACGGGTACAGTAAGCTCGACTTCATCCCCTGGTGATTTTTTTATTTATCTCACTCCGGATGGAAGTACAACTCCGGTAATCGCTTTAAAAATAGATAATAGCGCAAGCGCATCTTTCACCGGAAATGTTAAGATTTCTGGTACTTTAACTCTTGCCAATCAATCTGCCAACACAATCTTTGCTGGACCGGCTTCAGGATCAACGGCGGCCCCAACTTTTAGATCATTTGTCGCTGCCGACTTGCCAGCACCCACCAATACGACTTCAGCTTCACCAGATCATGCAATGGCAATTGGTGAAACGGCTTATGTTACTTTTTCTTCAGCCACTTCTGTCCCTCTCAATATCGCTTGTGGAGACGGTCAATTATATGAGGTTACCATAATTGGCGACAGATCAGTGGCGGTTTCCAATAACAATACAGTTACTTTAAGCCCGAACAATACGACTTATTCAAGTGCAATATTAGAAAACAGATTTTATATGAGTAACGGAGGGACTACCGGGACATCTGATAATACCATGTCCACCTTCCAGATAAGTGAAGCAAGGGCTACTCTCTCGGAAATAAAAATAAGCACTTTCACAGTCAATAAAACTGTGAGTGTCAAATATTCAATGGAGCAAACTTCGACGAAATATGTGGCGATTGCCACATATATCTGGAACGATACGACAACCGTGTGGTCTTCCCTCGGTACGGTGTCTCTGCCCTATGCTCAAAATGGAACAATTGTAATAAAGCGGATACTTTGATGCCCCTTAAGGTCCAACTTCTTACAACTCAGGGTGGTCAATGGGTAGGGTGGTGTAAACACAAACTTGAAGCCTTGCAAAGTATCCGTAAGCCGGGAGAAATTATCAAACAGGCTTATTCTCTCCCCGGCAATATCATGGCGAAAGTCCTTTCTTCGGACGTTTGCGATATTATTACCATTTGGGGCGGTGCGGGTGGGTTCATTTCTCATCCCCGGACAGTTCTGCATCCCGGCGGGTTAACCCCTTCGGGGAAAGATATATCATCGGTTTTACAGTTTCCGCTCATTGACAACGATCATGGTTCATACAACATCGGGCTTGAAGGCAAAGGGACGCCGACAACGGCGGAGAATTATGGGAATATAGCTTATGTTTCGACTGAGGGCGTGGTGACATGGAGGGGGCCGAGTGGCGGATATATCCTGAACGACCCTTCTCTCCGGATCACTGGGTTGACAAATCAATATGAAGATTACGTCCTTTACACTCCCTTGTCAAAAAATCTCTACCAAGGTGGAGCGGTACTGGCGGCCTTGCCCGGGGTAATCCGGTGCGCGGCGGTAATTAAGGGCGTTTATTGGATCGTCATGAATCTTGGTGGAGTTGATGAACTCTGCTATCAGAAAAACGGCAAATGGGTTGTCATCGGTACTCGGCCAACGGAACTTTATCTCGGAACGGCGGTTCCCTGTATCTTTCAAGATAATAAAGTCATCCTTCAGAAAGGTGAATGGACCCTTGCCGGTGTATGGACGAGTTACGAAACGGCTCTCGGAAAACTTACTCGCAATGGCACATGGGATATTACCGAAACAGCAGAAGGAATTATATTGCAGCCGGGGGTGAATGCCTCGTTCAAACAATCCGACAAGACAACCGTTTACAATAATTTCAGCAATACTTATGGCAACATCTCGGCCTATATCGTCAGTGGTGGGCCTCTTGTTGTTTCAGGTCCGGCGGCTCCGGTCGATGGAAGCCAATATACCGTATCCGGCGGGAATGGCCCTTATACTTGGTCGATTTCTCAAGGGAATATAAGTAATTCCGGCGTTGTATCAGGTATAAATAGCCTTTGCGGTTCCGCCGTGATCACGGTAAAAGACACTTGTGGCGTGACAGTTACTTATCCCGTCCGTCTGCCGACAGGCGGGAGTTGGCAATATTCGACAGGACAATTCCCGGCGAATACTTCACCGTGGAATCTTTCCTGTGGAGGCGGAGCTTGGTGTTACGATTCTGCGATATTACGATACACTTTAATAAACACAAATCCAGGCGGCATAGTTACATCATGTAATAATAACCCTTCGGGTATACATCCGAATTGTACAGAATCAGGATACCCTAATGCTTGCGCGGGAGCAGGCTATCCTCAAGGCCCGCCGCCTGCTTATAACACTTGGACATATAATGGTTCCGGGGGCCAATGTATCATAGTCCAATGGAACTCAACATATACAAATTCATATTATGAAGTGGGCGGGGTTTGTTGGGTCGTCTTGGGCGGAGATTACTATACGGGATACACATATACGGTGGAAGTATGGCAGTGTTAGACTGGCTTGACATAGCATTTTCTCTTAATAATCCACTTGATTACGATGCGTTTGTCAAAGCATGTGAATCAAAAGGCGTTATTCAAAAATTAACGGCAACGGATTATTGGGGAAGGATAAGAGGCACACAACAGGTCATGGCAAGGGATAACCATACAAATCATCAACTTGCTTACGAAAATATCTATACGTTGAATCGGGGGGTTGGTGATACGATAGCAAAAATCACCCATGCTCTCGGAATAACTCCTTGTGGCGGATGCCAAAAGAGACAGGAAGAGTTAAACAGGATAGTTCCTTATGAGTAGCCTTTGTGGAGCTACATTATCTCCCTGCCCGGCGCACAACGTCAATCGTGTGGTAGCGACAAACGGGCAAAGTATCCTGACTCAAAATAAAGTCAGGAACTTCACTATGACAATAGGCAATACGGTAATCCCACTTCAGACTCGTAATCGGCAATTCACTTTGCAATATACTGAAAACACTTCATGGTCAGGGCTTACCATCGTAGTCTGGCCGGATGGAACGGCGGAAGACTGCGGCACTCTTTCAGGCTCTCAAAGTGGTAGCATCTCGGAAAACGCGGTCTTTTCCGATTCTCAACTCGTTTATGTCGATCATATCAACGGCATAGCGATGTGGCGGCAACTGACGGAGACATGTCAATTCAATCAGACTACCTCGAAAATGGCATCTTTCAAAGTTGCTTATGGCGGCTTTTATTCATTCTGGTTCCAGATCACTCCGGTTATCCACCAAGTTGAAAATTGGTATCTTCTGGTGAATGGGGTGAAGGAATTGGTCGATACATGGACGGGGACAAGGACCCTATCGGCATTAAATATATTATGGCCGCTTCCGCCGTCCCTTGCGACTCCGGCGAATGCGCCTTCTGACTTTTACGATTATTATTCAGATCCCGCCCTTGAAATGTCGGATGGGGGGGCTGACTTCTATTATCCTTCATGGCTCCGCACTATGGGATTGAACCAGGCAGTGGATCAACAAGATGCTTCAGACCGATACACTGATTATTTTCTGAATGGTTCAACAGATAATGGACTCCCAGGGACGCAAGCCTTTAACATGCCCTCTGCCGGATACGCAATCCCTCAAGGAAATGCGGTGAAAGATGCGGCAGGGAATATACTCGTAAGTTTTAGCACTAGAAATAAATTCATTAATAGGCTATACTTGGCCGGAAAGCCCTTCATCGACCTGAACACGACCAATATTATGCTAGGAAACCAGCTTAAACTTTATCCGGTGTCGTTAGTTTAAGGAGTGAAACATGGCGACTGCTGTTGACCCTCAAACCATTTTAACTGATTCAGAACAACTTGTCGCTACATACCAAGAATTTATCAGCGACGTTGTTGACAAACTGACTAATTTTGTCAACGGTCGAATTTCCTACGTCACATATCCGACTGCGCCAGTTTTCACGCCGACTGCATACGCACCCATTCCTCTCGGGCAACTTCCGGCTTTGACCCCTGCCGTTTTCGGTGCCGAATTTGGTGATCCTCTTTCCGAAATCGATCGGTTTTACGGTCACAATTTTATCGCTCCTTTGCTCGATTCCGTACAGCAAACGCTTTTAGGATGGATAACGAGCGGTGGGGTTGGTATATCAACTGACGTTCAAAACGCCCTCTGGAATAATAACCGGGCGCGTAGGCAACAGTCATTGCAAGATGCGGTTGACGCCCTTCATTCCAAAGATGCAAATAGGGGATTCGCTTATTTCTCCGGAGATTATGAAGAAAACTCCCTCTTAATCGAATACATGCAACAGGATGAAAATCTCAATTACCAGATTACCGCTAAGATGGCCGAACTTGCACAGCAAAATGTTCAGTTTGCGGTAAGTCAACAGGTATCAATAGAAAGTCTCCAAGCCTCTTTCTCCCAGGGCATGGCCGGTGTTTATCTCAATCTGAAACGTCTTATCATCGAGAAATTCAAAATAGAATGTGACGAGCGGATAGAAGAGTTCAAAGCCCAATTAGAGGCCATTGTCGCTGGGTATAGCCTCTCTGAAACGAATGGCAAACTTGCTATTTCCTACCAGGAACTTCTCGAAAAGCAATGGCAAGTCCTTATGGAACAAGGGACGG